CGGTAGTAGTCGGGCAGGCGGGTACATATACCACCCGCATTGAGATCCACTTGTATTTTGAATAATTGGAGGCTATTCCATTCAACCAGGGCATCGAGAACGGCGCAATGCGTATTACAGCAGAATTGTAAGCGGCGTTGGTGACAACGGACGCTACCATCTCTGTGTTTTGTACAACAATTGCTCCAGTATCATCGGACCTGATCATAGGGATAGACCTACCAATCACTGACCCCGCCGCTGCAGGCGGCATCACGGCTTGGGCTACTGAAAAGCCACCCGTACCCTGAGCTAGCACTGCTTTCCCAACCCGGCGGCGAGGGCGGGCTCGACGCCGGGGTCTCAGAGAAATCTTCTCGACCACTGTGAGTGGTCTCGCTCGAGTTGTCTTCGATCTGAGTCTTGGTTTCCTGGCCATTTATTTTGTCAGGTGCTAAGCCCACCCGACGCAAGTAACGATTAATCCGCGGCCAGAGCGGATTATCTTTCAATTCACCCCACAGATCAGAATACTGGGGGTTTTGCGACGAAAAGAATTTGACCAGGGTCCTTTGCCAGGATGTCAGATAACACTTATCTCCAGAGATAAAGTGGGAGCAGAAATTAACGCTCAACAACTCTCCCCTAGGACCAGTGTCACAAGGCATATAATCCTTACACGTGTGGCCCAAAGCCTCATACTTCTCGCGGGCGGAGTCAACAAATCCTTCAACAGAATCATCGCCCATAGCTATGCACCAAGGAGATCCAATCAGTTCAGCCATTAAACACCGAATTCGAGAATTCGAACTCGAGGTGCAATAACTCCCTGACTTCATCAGTCCAGGCAATCCTTGTGCAATAAGTGTCCCGTCAGACAACTGGAACACACTATTCGCCAAACAATGGAAACGCGCTCTAGCCGCATTCGCAAGCTTCGGGGGGAACGAGCCGAGTGAAATTCGCATCTCAACATCTGCTTCAAGCTCCCACGACTGCACGGACCAGTCGAATCCAGAAATATCAGCTTCACAAGCCACGCGAGTCGTGTGCTTGGTAGCCAAATCATCCCAGATGGCTCGCGCCTGCTCAGACAAACTCAAACCCATTCCAGGCTTGGACGGGCAAGTTCGCCAACTGGCGATCTCCAAATTGTTTTGATAGCCAAACAGAATCCGCTCAACAAGTTGGTCGATCAGTGAGACGCTTGAAATCAATCGAAAACGCCGTTGTTCCACTTTAAGTTTACTGTGCGGTTCCTGCTTGACAAACAAGCGTACTGGGTCACAATACCCAAGGCGGACTAAATCAACCACACTCGGTGCGGAGCTCAGATCCATCTGGCTAAGTTTCTCCAGCCGTTCAGCCACTGCCACATTTATAAGTGTTTGGCAGCTAGCTGTCACGGCCGAATTAGTTGCGCCTACTTCGGCGAGGGGGACCCCCGGAGAGGACTGGAGGTTGACGAATCGCTCGCAGATTTCTTGCGTTGTCTGCGCGATCTCTTCTTTCTCCCAGACTTCTCGACGGAGTTCGAGGCGGGGTTTTGTTCGAGGGTAACGGGCACAGAGCCTATCACAACACTCATGGAGGTTGGGGGGCGCTTCAGTGGCTCGGAAACGGCTGGCTTGGAGGAGGAGGGAATCGAATTCCGCACTCGCTCCGCGTTCAGGCCAACTAAAATCTCTGAGTTCTGGGAAGTTAACTCGAGCATCCGTGAGGAGCTCAGAATCAGCTGTTCGACCAGTTTCTCTAAAACGCACACCCGACCGTCCAACGACATAGAGGGGCATGCCACTTCTTGCGATACAGAGAGGTTCCTCCCACTCATATCTTCCGATCCGAGAGATGGCGGCGAGCACGCGCTCACCGCCTCTAGCCCGTTTAAAGGCTCATCATCAAGAACGGTTTCCATGGTGTCATAGAACTCCTCCTCAGTTTCGTCAATGACATCGGCCCAATATACCCCAGCCTTGGGAGCCCAATTCTTCCGAGGTCGAAAGAATTCAGACTCACCAACCGAGTAGGTGCCTCTTCCACCGATTTCATACTCTACAAAGCCAGTCCTAAACTCGCCCTCGGCCTCATCTATCTCGCGAATCGCTCCCTCTTCCAAGGGTGACTCAGCGGTCGACAAGATGGTCTCAACAAG